TTGGAACAGATTTTAGATTCGGGTGAAACGGCCTTTGTAAAGGATTTTATGAGTCTTGTTTTTAAGAAAGCGGCGGCGGAGGAGATATTCTGCCCTCATTACGCACGACTTATTGCCGAGTTGGCAACCTCTTATGAATCATTGAAGACTGAAATGGCTATTCTACATAAATCATTCTTGGAGATTTTTGAGGAAGTTGAAGAGAGTGAGTGTAAGGACTACGCCGCATTTGTAGAGAGAAATAAGCAGAAGCACTATCGCTTAGGATATAGTCAGTTTATAGCAGAGTTAGCACATAGAGAAATTCTTGATGCTGATACAATTATTCATACTTTAACAACACTATTGGAACAGATTCGTATTCACGGTAGAAAGGATGGGTCCAATAAAATTATTGATGAATTTTGTGATTGCATCCTACGTATGAATAAAGTGTTCAAAGACTGTAAGGGTGTCTATATTACTGGACTAAAACAGAAAGTAGTTGATGCAATTTTGGAAAATATAACAGAAATCATTTCATTTTCGTCAAATGACTATCCCAGCATTTCTAAGAAAGCGAAATTTTCATTGATGGATGTATTAGATATTTTACGATGAGGAGGTCGCGTAAAAATCTTACGGCATTGTAGAAGAAATGCCTAATACTCGCAGAAATACTCGTCGCAACCGCAAGAATCGTGGCCTAGCTTCCACCCTATATAGCCCTTTCCATCACCTGGCTATGGCTGGTGAGGAGGCAGTTGGCGCTGTGACTAACACAGTGAAGGGTGTTGCGCGCACTGGTATTCGCGGTGTGAATCGTATTGGTCGCTCTGTTACAGGGCATGCTAATTCCGCGATCCGCAATGTGGTGAGCCGCAAGCGCAGAGGTGGTCGCCGCTCCAGTCGTTCTCGCCGCACTAGTCGCAAGAACCGCCGCTCCCGCCGCTCTAGCCGCAAGAACCGCAACTAAGCTTACAGTTATTAATTAATTAACTTATTTAACAAATCAGTATCAGGATCCTTGATAGTGATATGTTAAACCGATAAAAAATTGATGACATCTAAAGTGTATTAATCGGCCAAAAAATATGGATAAAGTCTATCAGGAAACTAGAATGTCTGGAAGAAAGAAACTACGAGGGAGCAATCCCGGTGGAAATAATTCTGAAGATTCCCCAAGAAGAAAGAATCGTATTGTTAAAAAAGGGAAGGCTGCTCAAAATGACGATGATGACGATAGTGTCGATAGCAGAGGAAATATTCGCGGATTAATTGCGTATAGCGATGAGGAGGATGAGTCTGATATCTTATCTGAAGAGGGGACGCCTAGACGATCTCGCCCTCCAAAGCGTGCTGCTGCTAAAAAAGCCGAAAAACAGATTGCAAAAAAACTAGTTAAAGTTCCTCCTAAAAAAACCAAGGCAGTTGTTGTTGAATCGGAGGAAGAGGAGGAGGAAGAAGAGGAGGAAGAAGAGGAGGAGGATGAGGAGGAAGATGAGGAGGAAGATGAGGAAGAAGACGAAGAAGATATAGATTATGATGAAGAAGATGATGAGGAACCCGGTCTAAAAAAACAGCAGCAACCTGCCGGCATTTCTATCAGTTTCGGTTCTTTTGGCGAGGATTCCTTCATGGAAAAGATGGTTCCAAAACGGTATAATATGAAGAAAGAACCCCAAATTGTAAAGAAGTTTGTTGATCTTGTAACAAATCCCCCTACAGAGAGTACAATTGATGATCAAATTGATCAGTTCAAAAATCTGCCAAGTCCTATTCAACAAAATATGATTGAAGCTCTTGAGCGCCGCCCCAAGACTGATGTAAGTTCAAATGGTCAGTCAATGATGCTCCGGATTCTTACAATGAAAACCACTCCTGAAATTCAGACCCTCATTCTCTCCAAGTACAATGCTCTTCAGAGTCTTGATCCTAGTACAAGTGAATATTTCAAGATGCGAAATTGGCTCGAGAAGGCAACATCACTTCCTATTGGGGACTATAAGGAAATGCCTGTAAAGCTTGAAGATGGAACCGAAAAGTGCGGAGAGTTTATGAAGAAAGCTATCGCCTGTTTGGATAGTGCTATTTATGGACAACATGAAGCAAAACTCCAGATTCTCCAGTTCATTGCATCGAAAGTGACAAATAATAATTCACGAGGTCTCTCCCTACTCCTTGTAGGGAAACCAGGTATTGGTAAGACATCTCTTATTAAGAACGGAATTGCGAAGGCTCTCAATTGGCCATTCCAGTTCATTAGTCTAGGTGGAGACTCAGATGCGAGCACATATACTGGTCACCAGCTTGTATATGAGAGTAGTCACACAGGAAAAATTGTGAATAGTCTCATCTCAGCCAAGTCGCTCTCAACTGTTCTTATGTTTGATGAAGTAGATAAGATCTCTAATACACCGAAAGGCGAGGAGGTTCAACATCTACTAATCCATTTGACGGATCCTGTTCAGAATGATGGATTTGAGGATAAATATCTGGCTGGAATTCCAGTGGATCTCTCTAAGGTGATGTTTGTATTTAGTGCAAATGATATCAATAAACTAGATAAGGTTCTATTAGATCGTTTCGTAGTTGTTGAGCTAGAAGGTTACAAAAAGCCTGAAAAGATTGCAATCGCTGAGAATTTCCTATGGCCTGAAGCTCTTTCTGAGGTAAATCTCGGAGAGAAAGTTGCCCTTACAAAGGATGTTCTTGATATGATTATTGAGGATTATGCCAATGATGAATCGGGTGTGCGCGAACTCAAGCGATGCTTATCGCAGATTACACAGAAGATTAACATGTTGCGGATGTTTAATACAAAGGAATTGCCTTTCCATATTCCAGATTTTAAGCTACCATTTGTTCTCAAGAAAGAGCATGTGAAACTCTTTCTAAAGAAACGCGAAGATATGCACAAGCCACCACAGGGGATGTATATGTAGATATTCTAGACGCGTCGCAAAATTGTAAGACCATTATTATTAGTATATCTTTTTTCAAGAATCCACTCTGGATGTTGAATAAGGAATTCATCAATAGCAGGCCATAACCCTTTCGTAATTTCATCAATTGGAATCCCTGTTTCTAGGCTCTGTTCTTCAATATTCAGATTATCGCGAATACTTTCACCAATCCACTCATCAACAGTTGTATCATGCATAATAATATATTTTGATACATGGCTATTCCATCGATCAAGCTCTCTTTTTAATTGCCCATATACATGCCATGTATCAATAAATAAAAGTTCAGTATTCTCTATAGGGCACACCAAATCACTTTGTTGATAAAACACACATTCTATATTATTTAGCTTGCATAGCTGAATAAATGCATCACAATTTTTGTCTTTTTCAGGATCAACCTGCACTAATTTTCCAGATGATTTATTAAGAAGCCCATATGCAAATGCGTACGAACTTACAATACCTCTTACACCGCATTCTGTAATATGAGAACATTTTTGAGCATAATTATTTAATGTTGGCAAATGTTCATAAATATCAGAATAATTATTACAATAATAATTATATCCTTCAATAAGGATTTCTTGAGATGTCATATATTATTTTTTTTGAGCTATATCTTTAGACATCTTTACTTCATTGTTTGCAAATAATAAGGCATCTTGCTTGGCTCTCTCAGCAAGCATATTTTGAAGTTTAGTATCATTCTCCTTTGCAAGGATAGGATTTGTGGGCTTATCAGGCGTAGTATGACACTGCACACGACGGAGACGGCAGCTCATTTCTAAGAAACTCACATAATATTTTCATAATTTGAATTCTGTAAAAATATTCAGATGTTCCTGGATTTGTTATTGTGTATTGGAAAGGAAACCCTAATAGAGAATATTCAGTTGTATCAGGGACTGGGCTAATAAGTTGTGAAGGCCTTACAATGTGTATTGGAATAATTGTAATATTTTGATTATAGAGTTCTCTCTGTAAACTCAAGAGTTCATCTAACAGTCGCCAATCAGATATAACAAAATTAATAGGTGTTATAGCGGAATTCTTTTGGGTTTGTATCTCTTTTGCTATAATTTTGGCCCAGACATCAGGAGTTTTTGCGCGCATTGCGTTAGCATACTCAATAACAAGTTGGCGAACAGTCTTGTTATGTTCAGGTAAAAATGTATCTTTCCCTTCTTGTGTTTGAGTAAGTTCATAAGGAAACTGATACTCTTTTGAGACTTGAATTTTGGCGGCCTCTGCAAATGAGAATTTACGAAACTGGTGGACCTCTACAAGATAATCTGCGCATGTATCTTTTCCCGATTTAGACCAGCCATTTAGAAGAAATATACGATGCTGTGTGTCGGTCATAATATATGAAATAGGCTTTATTTTTAGGCCTCCTTCATTAGAATGGACTATACGGACTATCTTAGCAAAAAAGCTCATATGATTGCAATAATTCTCCTTGTAGTTGGTGGATTAAACTATGGCGTCACTGGTATTTTCAAAGTGAACCTTATAGAGCGACTACTAGGAAAGAACACAATAAGCTCAAGAGCTCTATGTATTATTTATGGTTTAGCTGCGGTATCAGTTATGTTTCACCGTGATACATATCTCCCTTTCCTTGGGGAGGCGGTGATGCCTTGCTCTCTCCTACATAATCGTGCTCCACCTGGAGCAACATATGATATTTCGGTGAAGGTGGGTCCTCACGCGAAGGTTTTGTATTGGGCTGCGGAGCCTGCATCTGATCATTTAAAAAAGATAAATGATTGGAGCAAAGCATATCTAGATTATGAAAATGCTGGTGTTACAACGGCAGATTCTCATGGTGTCGCAACTCTTAGTGTGCGTAAACCACAGGCATATGTTGTTCCTATGAAAGGACATCTTGACCCGCATATCCATTATCGTGTTTGTGGTAATAGTGGTATGGTTGGTAGAATTGATACTATATTTCTAAAGTAATGGGGGGTTGGTTTTCAACATCTTCGGCCTCTGGAACAAATTATCGAGCCTCAAATAGTATGGGAGCGGCATCATCTACACCTGTTGCTGCAAATACAACTAATGTAAAAGCCGCGAATGCAGTTGTTGCGGCGGCCAATGCTAATGTGCAGGCCGCAAATGTTGCGCAGGAGGCTGTTGTCAATGCGATTAATAACGGTAATAAGGTGCCTTTAGCAGTAACAAATCAAGCGGTGAATGCTGCGAATAAGGTTGTAAATGCTGTGAATGCTGTCAACGCTGCGAATGCAACAAATAATTCTGGAAATACTTCCACAAATAACTCCAAAAACAACTCTATAAACAAAAACAACTCTACGAATAATACCAAAAATAACACACAGGCTGGTGGAAGACGAAAGTCTCGTAAGTCGCGAAAGAATCGCCGCTAACTAACTAATTAA